TGGAAAGACGAGGCAGTTTTAATAATTTTAAGTTTGCCCGTAGTAATTTTGGCCTGGGCAGTTATATCGGATGACCCGACTGCTATGGACAAAGTAAAATTGTTCTTCGAGATGTTTTCGCAGCTCCCGTCATGGTTCACAAACCTGTGGATCCTTGTGGTTGCGAGCATATATGGTATAAAGGGTACACAGATTTTTAGAAACGGCGGAGGAAAAAAATAATGGGTATATTTAGTTACGTTAAATTAGGAAAAAAAATTTTTGGTAAACAAAAAACCACTGGAACAGAAGTTATTAATAAAGTACCTCCTAGAATTTCAACTAAATCATCAAAATTGGAAATTGATAGTAAAAAAGCTAAAAGTAAATTTAAAGGTGCTATAGATTCTGTTAATAGAGATATATATAAAACAGGAGCAGCTTTAAGAAGAATGGGTCAAAAATTAGATAATAAAAAAATTACAGAATCTGGATTTAACAAAGCAAAAGATTTAGCTAAAGGTGGTAGAGTTGGTAGAATGGGTGGCGGAATGATGGGTCGTAGAATGGGTTACAGTAGAGGAACCCCAAGAAAAACAAACATTCAAAAAATAAAAGAAGCATTTGGTCCACCAAAGAAAAAATTATCAGAAAAACAAATGAAGATAGCTAAATTAGCTGGTGATCCTAAAAAAATTGATGCAAGAGATTTAGCAAAATTAAGAGGTAGAGGATAATGACTAAACTATGTCCTAGAGGTAAGTCAGCCGCGAAGCGAAAATTTAAGGTATATCCTTCAGCATATGCGAACGCCTATGCTTCTAAAATTTGTGCTGGTAAAATTAAAGATCCCTCTGGTGTAAAAAGAAAAGATTTTAAAGGTCGTAAACCAGCTATGGGTGGTGGTATGATGACACAAACTAGACCTATGATGATGGGTGGTGGATTAACTGAAGCTACTGAAAGATTAAGAAGACAAGGTTTACGTGGTGGTGGAATCTGCAAAAAAGGGATGAACAAAAAAATCCTTAGAAAATAAAATGGCTAAGAATGGTTTAGATAAATGGTTTGCCCAGAAGTGGGTAGACATAGGAAGTAAAAAGAAAGATGGTTCTTTCTCAAAGTGCGGAAGATCAAAACAGAAAGCAGATGCAAAACGTAAGTATCCAAAATGTGTCCCTCTTGCTAAAGCAAGATCTATGTCAGAAGGCCAAAGAAGATCAGCAGTTTCTAGAAAAAGATCTGTAGCACAAGGTGTTGGTGGTAAACCAACAAATGTTAAAACTTTTGCTAAAAGAAAACAAGCTATGATGGGTGGATTCATGGCAAGAAGAATGGGAATGAGATAATGAGAAGACAGGATAAAATGCCTGCAAGAAATAAAAAAAATTTTAGACCTACTGAAAAAGGGGCTGGAATGACAAGAGCCGGTGTTGCTGCGTATCGAAGAGCAAACCCTGGTTCTAAATTAAAAACAGCGGTCACTGGCAAAGTCAAACCAGGATCTAAAGCTGCTAAACGACGTAAATCATTTTGTGCTAGAAGTGCAGGACAAATGAAAAAGTTTCCTAAAGCTGCGAAAGATCCTAATTCAAGACTCCGTCAGGCTCGCAGAAGATGGAAGTGTTAATATGAAAAAAACAAAAGCTAAAATAAAAAAAGTTATGAAGGGTTTGCAAAAAGCGTCTAAAACACACGCTGCACAAGCAAAAACTTTAAAAGGAGTCTTACATGGCAGATCCAAAAAAAGGAACGGGTAAAAAGCCTAAAGGGTCTGGTAGAAGACTTTATACTGACGAAAACCCTAGAGACACAGTAAAAATAAAATTTGCAACACCAGCAGATGCAAGAGCAACTGTTGCAAAAGTAAAACGTGTAAGTAAACCCTTTGCACGTAAAATACAAATACTAACAGTAATGGAACAACGGGCTAAAGTTATGGGTAAAAGCCAAGTTGCCTCCATTGCAAAGAAAGGCAAAGATGCAATTAGAAGACGTCATAAAAAAATTAATTAAATTTATAAAAACAAGAGCTGAAGCATTATCTATATCCGTAACGTCAGGAGGTGTTGACAGCATGGAAAAATATAGATATATAGTAGGACAAATAGCTGCCTTAGAGGCAGTGCTACAGGAACTCTCTAACCTGCTAGAAGATAAGGAGCGAAATGGAAAAGGAACAGTCATCGATATTAACACCAAACAATGATCTTATTGGTGTAAAAAAATCAAAAAAAGAAGAACCAAAATTACCTAAACCAACAGGTTGGAGAATGTTAGTTTTACCTTTTAAAATGAAAGATAAAACTAAGGGTGGAGTGATACTAGCTGAAGATACTTTAGAGAGACAGCAAGTTGCTTCACAAGTAGGTTTAGTTATGGCCATGGGTCCTCAATGTTATAAGGATAAAGAGAGATATCCGGAAGGTCCGTGGTGCAAAGTAAATGATTGGATTATGTTTGCAAGATATGCAGGTAGTCGAATCAAAATAGAGGGTGGGGAGATGCGTCTGCTAAACGACGATGAAGTGTTAGCAACAATTGATAGTCCAGAGGACATCTTGCATGAGTTTTAAACATAGGAAGGAGTAAGCTATGCCAGAAGAAGAAAAAAAAATGGTACCTATTGATACATCGGGACCCGGTGCGGATATTGATATCGAAGAAACAAAAGACGAGTCAGTAGTAGATACTGAAGCGCCGAAACAAGAACAAGAAACAGAACAAGAAACAGATAAAACATTTGAAAATGAAAGAGAAACCAAATTAGAAGAAAAAACTGACGACAGTAAATTAGAAGAATACAGCAAAGGTGTACAAGCGAGAATAGGAAAACTAACTCGTAAACTTAGAGAAGCTGAGAGAAGAGAACAAGCTGCTTTAGAATATGCCAAAGGTGTAGAAAAATCTAAAACTGAATTAGAATCAAAATTTAAAAAAACTGATTCTGATTATCTTAAAAAGTTTGAGACTAGTATTTCAACAGGTCTAGAAGCAGCACAACAAGAACTTGCTGCAGCTATTCAAAATGGAGATGCTGAGGCTCAAGTTAAAGCTAATAAAAGAATTGCAACACTCGCATTTGAGAATGCAAAACTTGAACAAGCTAAATCAAACCAACCAGTTGCAAGTGAACAACCTGTAACTAATCTTAACCAAGGTGGTAATGTTGTTGCACCTCAACCTGATGATCCTATTAATATGGATCCAAAAGCTGAAGCATGGGCTGCAAAAAACTCATGGTTTGGCTCAGATAGAGCAATGACATACACTGCGTTTGAGATACATAAGGATCTTACTGAAAAAGAAGGGTATGATCCAAGCTCTGATGAGTATTATGCAGAAGTTGATAAAAGAATAAAAGTTGACTTTCCGCATAAATTTGGTAATACTAGTGAAAAGCAATCGACCAAGCCCGTTCAGACGGTCGCTTCAGCTCAAAGAAGCGTAAAACCTGGTCGCAAAACTGTGAGACTCACTTCATCACAGGTAGCAATAGCTAAAAAATTAGGAGTGCCACTTGAAGAGTACGCAAAACAACTTAAAAACACGAAGGAGGCGTAATGGAAAACAAAGATAATAAAACTTCTCGTGCGAACCAAACACGGTCAAAGTCTGAGAGACCTAAAGTGTGGGTTCCACCATCTTCTCTAGATGCACCCCCTGCACCTGATGGATTCAGGTATAGATGGATTAGAGCAGAAAGCGTTGGCTTTCAGGACACTAAAAACGTAACTGGACGTTTAAGAGAAGGTTATGAATTAGTTAGAGCCGAAGAAGTACAAAATGCATCTGACTATCCGGTCGTCGAAGACGGCAAATACAAGGGAGTGATTGGGGTCGGTGGCCTTCTTCTTGCGAAGGTACCCGAAGAGATTGCGAAGCAAAGACAAGCCTACATGACTTCACGTCATGAAGACAGAAGCGATGCAGTTGAAAACGATCTTATGAAGGAGCAGGATCAGAGGATGCCAATCAATGTTGAGAGGCAATCTCGTGTAACCTTCGGTGGTACGAAAAAGTAATTTTAAAATATCACTGAATTAATATAAACCGTACTGGAGGCCCTTTCGGGGGCAGGTACATAAGGAGAAACAACTATGGCAAATGAGTCAACAGTTGGATTTGGTTTTAGAGCTGCGAATAAATTAGGCGGAAACGCATCTATTCAAGGTCAAACTAAATATCAACTACAAACAGCTCCAGGTGTTGCCCTAATGAAAAATGACCCTGCATCTATTCAAGATGCTGGTAATCAAGGTTTCATTCAGGACGCGTCTTTTGCTACGACTGATGATGGTGGTACAGGTGGTGTTGCTTACAACAACAATACCGAGGCTAAATTGGTAGGTGTTCTTAATGGATTTTTTTTCATTGATAGCACTACACTTAAGCCCACTTTCGCAAACAGTGTAGCAGCTTCGCAAGCATTTGGAACTAACCCAAATACAGGTAGTACAAACGGCTTTGCTTTTGTAAACACAGATCCTCATCAAGAGTATATCTGTAAAGCAGATGCAGCTGTTCCACAGACAAATGTGGGTAAAACTGCCTTCAATTGTAATAATAACGGCGGTACATCGAAAGATGGACAGTCAGTTGTAACTCTAGAGATAGGCTCGAACAATGCAGCAACATCAATGTTTACTATCATCGGAACAGCAGAAGATCCTGAAAATGAGGATATTACTGCAGCTGGTGTTAACTTAAAAGTTGTAATGGCAGCAGCGGCGAGACTATACGGATAAGCTAAATAGGAGAATATAGACATGGCAATATCACGATCACAACTAGTCAAAGAACTAGAGCCAGGCTTAAATGCACTATTTGGCCTGGAGTACAAAAGGTATGAAAATCAGCATGCTGAAATTTATACTAACGAAAACAGCGACA